GACGCTCCGCGGCTGTCGATATCATGATGTCAGACTTCTGCGTCAGTATGCCCTCGCCTACTGGCGTTGGCTCGCCAAGAACGTCGTTTAAACGAGCGTTCAAATCGCGTGAAGCGGCAAGCGCCGTTTCGTCTAGGTTTTGCTTCGCGACCCGCGCACCCTCGCTCGGCGTGTTGGCTACGGCGTCTAGTAGTGCCTCTGTATTCGGGCCTAGCGTAGAGATCGATCCATATGGGCCGACTTGCTCTGCGCTCTCCACGGCCTGCGCCGCATCCATGGCCAAGAACTCCTCAACGACGTTTGCGGCGTCCTTCTTGAATCCGATCTTCTCGACAATATTGCGCACTGGCTCACGTAGGTAGCTGCCATACAGCGCACCCAAGCCTTCCGCGGCTGGTTGGCCGGCCGCACCAAACACTGTGCCTGCGACGCCACCAGTGCCCGCCTGACGCGTTGCCGTTTGCATTGCCTCGTCAAATCCACCATCACGAGCAAACAAGCCCTCACCAAAGCCGCCTACGAGCCCCTCTAGCGTACCCAAGGCGCCGCCATAGCCTGCCGCTTGTAAGGTGCGCCCAACAACATTTTTAGCCGTCATAGACGGCGCCGTGGCGGCCGTTGTGGCAATGCCTGTGCCAAGGCGTGATAGTGCTACTGTATTCGGCGCTTCTTGCTCGCGGCGTGCGATTGCCTCTCGGATTGTGTCCATCGCAGTTGTTGGCGACATTCCTTGGCCAATAGAGCGTGCGCCGGCAAATGCAGGCTCAACGTATCCACGCACAAACGGAATACCTTTTGCCATAGACGCCGCGCGTGTTGGCAGCTCTCCGGCTATCTCCTGCGCAACTCCTCCGCGGTAGATATCACCTGCGCGCTGGCGTCCGCCCTTAGACTTGGCAATCTCTGAAATCTTGGCAATGTCAGATGTCGTGTAGCCAGAAATTTGGTCAACGAATGTCGGCTGACCACTTGTGCCCTCAACGATAAAGCTGCCATCTCCAAAGTCGGTGATGACTTTATTCGCGCTTGCGGGTGGCATTGCCTGCGCTTCTTTTGTCCACGATGGGCCGCTTTTGGGGGCGGCCCCGCTGTCTTGTTTAGTCCATGATGGGCCAGCCATTATAATTGCACCTCTTGCCAACTTGACGCACTATCGCGATTGCCGCCTAAAAATTTGTAAACTTTATTGTCTTCTGGATCGACAACTAGCTCACCAATTGGCGCATTCTCAAATGAGAACGACGGCAGCTCAGCGGTTTCTCCGCCAGCCCACGCTGGACGTCCACCGAAGATGTCGTCTAGCTTACTTGGATCGTCTGCGCGGTTGTACGTGTTTATGACTAGCTGTTTGTAGTAGCGGTCGATTTCTTCAAGAGATTTCAACACAGCCTCTGTTGACCTATTCAGGTTCAAATTGGCAACTTTAGCTTCGAGCAATGCAAGCTCTGGGGCGCTAACAGAGCCAAGTGTAGCGCCGCCCGCCTTAATGTTGCGCAATGTATCAAATGCCAAGTTAGCACGCAGCGTCTCAATGTTAAGTCTGGCCTCACCGGCTTCGGTAAACGGCGCAATACCAAGTATCATGCCAATGGGGCCAGTGATGTTAGGGTTTGTCTTAACGGCGTCAGACAAATCTTTCACAGTGTTAAGCACTGTTGAGGCGCCCATCGCGGTGTCTTGGCTTGCAAACTCTTCTTTGCGTAGGCGCTCAATTTCGGCGTTAATGTTATCAATCGACAGCTTAATTGACGGAGCCAAGTCGGGATACAAGTACGCTTGCTGAAGCATAGCCTCCCTGCGCGCCTCAAGTTGCGCAATCATGTCTCCGCCTGCTGCGCCTGCCGGAATTGCGCCGCCCATCATAGACTTCAACGCCTCTTGACGTGCTACGGCGGCTTGGCGCTTGCGCTCCATGTCTGCGCGCTCACGGAAGCCTTCAAGAGTTGTGCTGAAAGCGGAGCCTTCTTGGCCGCGTAAAGCTGCCCCCGCGTCGCGCATGGCAGCAAAAGCAAGCATCGTGCGCTGATTGCGGGACAGCCCCTCAAACGGGTCTTGTGAGATTGGCTGACTTAAAACAGAATTAGGCGCTGGCGGCACTTTTGCATTAGGGTTCATCGTAGCAGCTAATGGGGCACCTACAGGCATCTTAGGAGCACCCATAGGTGCAGCCAGAGGCTCACCAGTGTCAGTTGTTAGCTCTGGGTCATCCGCCGTTGGAAAACCGTTAGGGAATATATTAGTTTGCTCTTCTACCGAAACATCTGGCGGCAATATTGTCGTATTCTTTGGAATAATTGGAAGACCTGTGTCTGGATCGATTATCATTTTAAATACCTCCCAAATCAGAGTATAGACCGCTATAATTTACGCGTCGGTATCCGGTTCCATCGATAATGACGTGCTCTGGATATTTGGCTTCGACCTCTTGCGCGATTACACCGGTAGATGGGTATTGATCTGCACCGATAGATTTAGCCTCTTCATTCCAGTCCCAACGATATAGATTTACGTCGTTGATCTGGCCAACTTTCTTTATGTTCTTTTTAAGGGCTATGTCTGAGAATGGCGTCCAGCCCATTGCGCCAAGACCTTGTCCCGCAGAACCTACAGCACCAAGCGTATAACCTAATCCACTTTCACGAGACGTCGTCGTGCCAATACCCGCAGGGAACGCCTGACCTGCGCCAGTAAGAACGCCAAACTGTGTAAGCGGATACTGCATTGCCGCAAGGTAATCTTCGTAAGGCACATCCAAGCGCGCCTGCTCTAGCGCTCTTTCCGCTTCGCCTGCGCCCATCTGGCGTCCCAATATGTCGATCTCTGCCCCTAGACCCGTCATGCCAATTCCGGCAAGCTGACCCGCTGCGCCCGTGCGCAAGCCGATGTCTGACATTAGGCGCTGCGTGCCATAGTCGAGCCCTTGGCCTGCGATGCGCGCCTCTAGCTCACCCATTGCAACGTCACGCGCTGCCTCGCGCTCACCCTCGGCAATGCCGCGGCGTGTTGAGTCAAAGCCTGCGCCGCCAAGCGCTCGTGTCATCTGGCCAGCTTCGGTTGAGCGGGCGATGTCCTGTTCGCGACGTAAACGTGCGCGCGTCGGGTCCATGATTAAGTCGGTGTACTCTTGCGCGTACTGCGCACGCTGCGCTGACAGCTCTTCTGGCGTCATCGTCGCGACGTCTTCCACAACGCCAGATGCTGTTGCCAGTTCACTTGGCAGTGAGAGTTGACCGTAGCCATACAGCGCACGCTGCTGCGTCGGCGTAAACCCTGCTACGCGCTCGCCCTCAAACGTCTCGTATGGCGTGCCAGCAATTTCACGAGCAAACGGAAGAAGCGCCTCCTCCATAAACTGCTGCTGGAGCGGATCCATCTTGCTTGTTTCGGTCTTCGTAGTACCCATCAGAGCAACTCCATCTCGTAGTGTCTGTAGACTTCGCGAAACGGCGACGCGCCTACATATTTGTCAAATCCCTTGCGGCCATCCGCCTCGATGCCATCTAGCTCCGCGCGCCTTGCAAGCTCGGAGAGCGTTGCGATTGTCTCGTTCATCCACTCGTCCATTCGTGTTCCGCCCATAAACTCAATTTTCAGGGTAGTCCTTCGAGGGTGTTTCACAACGCATGTCGTCAGCGCCGCGGTCAACTTGTCCTCTAGGTAGATGCACCATAAGACTGCACCTCCACCTCGTATGTCTTCGATGACGTCCTCAACGGTAGCGTTATGCTCCTGACGTCGTATCGCCGGTGTGAGTAGCTTCATAGCGTCATCCAGAAACTCGTCTAGGCACTCTGGGATCGCCGGTAACACCCTCACATTTGGCGTTTGCCTGAATTGTATAACATTATTACTCATTTGGCTAGGACGGAGGCGTAGGCCATGTTGGGTTGGCAGGATCGGTTGTGTTTGCGGGTAAATCGCGGAGCTGCTGACGGTACGTCGCCCACTCCGCTTTCTTGGCGTCGGAGAGCGGGCTGTCGGCGGCTTGCGTCCAGTCGGATTCGAGAAGCAAGATTCTACGGTACTCACGAAAGTCGATCCACGCCTGATCTATTGCATCTTGCTGTCTACTGTCTGCGTAGCCATCCACAAGCTGCCCATCAATAACATGCGTTTCGTTTGGCCCCGCAGTACCCTCAATGTATGCCTCACCATCTTTTAGGTTCAATGCAATTAAGTCTTCATCAATCACCATGGACTGACGGATCATACCCGTTTCGACGTTGTAGATTACAATAGACCTCATCGCTTCACCTCTAGCACCTCACCCATTTGGTCGTGGACGCGCAAGTGGGTTGCGCCGTTGTGCACATTAAACGACGCAATATAGGGCTGGTATACAACAGTTCCGCTTAATGTGTCTTCAAATTCATAGACATTTGTATACTGCGACATGCCTCTGTGAAAATAACTCACAGGAATATAACCAAGTACTAGCGGTGTCCCATTAACTATTTTTCTTATAGCAAACTGGTAGTCAATTCCGGCAGTGTCAGTTCTTGTGCCTGTCCCGCCACCAGTAAGACCACCCGACCAACTTGTAAGAATACTTGTCTTAAATATAAACCTAATTATCGCTCGCTGTCCCGTTCTGGTAGTAGTCAGTGATAACGCTAAATTTGAGCCAGAGTTAGAACCGCCATATGATGCATGGTCGTAGTTATAAGTGGTGGCGATTTGCGCGGACGCACCTTTTGTGACAGCATTTGTTGCAATTTGAGTTGTATTTACCCCACCATTCTTAACAACTAAGTTTCCGCCGCTCGTGTCTAACGTCACGTTATCCAAGTTAATCACGTCGACGTCTAGCGTCTTAATGCTCGCCGCCGTGATGTTGGCGTTCTCCATGTAAACGCCCGCTGGCACGGTAACGCCATCCACAACGCGTGCAGACGTGTAAACCTCAAACGGCGAAGCAGGCGTCGCTGCACCGCTCGTATCGACAATCTTGAATGCATCTGCGGTGACAGTAAACGTGCTTGTCGGCGTCGCATTGTTGGCCGTGCTAATTAAGCCAAAGCCGGATACGTGGCCGTTGTTGTTAATTTTGACAGCGTACTTACCTTCGATGCCGTTAATTGAACTGGCGTTCGTACTAATGTTTGTTGTGTTACTGCCAACTGTCGTTGACAGCGACGTAACGCTAGAAGACAGGGCGGATACGTTACCGTCCAATGTTGAGACGTTAGATGTCAGCGTCGTCACGGCGCTAGAGTTTGCCGCGATGTCACTTTCCGCGCTCGTTAAGTCTGCCTGCAAAGACGTAATAGCCGTAGAGTTCGAGCTAATGCTGCCCTCTGCGCTTGTGACACGCGTCTCTAAGCCAGACACCGCCGTAGCGTTCGCCGTGACCTCGCCGTCTAACGTCGTAAAGTCAGACTGCAACGTCGTGACATCCGTCTGCAAGGACACGGTGTCCTCGGTTACTTGGCCAAATGTGTACTCTGTGCCATCGGCAGCCGTATATTTCACCTGAACGTCTTCATCGAGGTATACGTTCTCACGCTTCTTCAAACAAAGCGCAAGCTCCTGCTCGATGATGTCGTTGCGAATGTTTTCCAGCTTATAGTCATACGTTGGGCCGGCGACGGGTAGCTTCTTCATCGCTTGCTCCCCTGCTTCACGTCAACGCGCATGTCTCCAACACGCCAGTCGCTATTCTTGGCGCCCGTCACCTTCAGCTTCACTTGCCGTCCAGTAAAGCGCACATCCGTCTCAGCGGTGAGCGTAAACGGCCCGTGCGTGCTCTCGTCTGCATTCGGATACAGGCGGCTCGTGAAGGTCGCCGTGACGTCGCCTAAGTTGCGCTCGTCAGGTATGAGGCGCGTAATCACGGCCAAGTTATCGCCCTGACCTATTTCAATTGGCCCCGTCTCAGCGAACGGATCGCTGCCGTCGTAATTCCAGCCAACCTCGTGATCGTAAACGTAGCCATCAGCGGTCGCCATAATAGGCTGGCCAAAGATGCCTCCGTCAGTGCCTGCGGTGCGGCCAAGCTCGCCGATTGTCCACGTATTGTTGCGGTAACTCCACGCGGCGTAACGATTGCACTCGTTGCTGTCTCCGCTTGGATACAGCCACCACACTTCGCCATACTTGGAGTTGTTGAACGCCGTCACGCGCGTAATCTGGCTTTCGTTGAGATTGCGGAATACGTAGTCGGCAATTGGGCTTTCCAACGGACGCACTGCACCGTCGTAAATCCAGAAGCCGTCGCGTCCCATCCAAACTGCCCCAACGTCAACTTGTACGACGCAGCCCTGCGACGCAGCGCCGCAGCCCGTGCCCACGCGGTCAAAGCGATACACGAACGGCTGGCCTAAGTATGTGGCTAAGTGTGCATCGATGTCTGTCAATATCAACGTACCGCCGCGCACCTTGGAGCCGGTGACGATCTTGCCGTTGGTCGCCAGTATCTGGTTACCAGCTTGGTTCGTTGCCGACGCAGTCCACTCAGTGTTGCTTTCTTGGTCGCACCAGTCAATGCGACGCGGATCGTTCTGCGCGCCAAGCGCGAAGATGATGCGCTCCTCTGTTACGATAACCCCGTCAACGCCGACAGGCGCGTTGGCAATTACCGACGCAGTGCCAGAGGTTAAGTCCCACTCAAACATGCGTCCGTCGCTAGACAAGACGCCCACGAGGTACTCGCCCCAGTTATCCAAGCTCCACACCGCCGCTGGCGTGACAAGCGTTGTGGACGCTTCCTTACGCGGCGCGCCCCACTCATCGTCGCCGTATGCGCCAACGCCGTAGCCAACGGAGCCTGTCTGCGTCGCGGAGCCTGCGGTTAAGTCTGATGGCGTGATGTCGCTGAGCGTGTTACCCGCCTCAAACGCGTACAAGTTGGAGTTCGTGCCGACGGCTAACCAGCGTGTGCCATCGTTCTCGCGCCACGTATGCATCGCGCGCGGGATGCCGGTAAGCTGATTGGCGACGCGTTTGCGCCACCCGTTGATTGGCTGGAGGACGCCATTGTAAAAGCGGACGAGTGACATATCGCGCCAACGTCCGCCTGTTTCGTATTCTGTGCCGTTGCGTACCGCGCCGGCTGGTATGTCTAACTTTACCAGAGGCATAGCGTACTCCTAACCAAAGATGACTACGTTCCACATTGGGAAATCAACACCGGCTCTAGCGTCATTTGCCCCGTAAACTTTTATCTCAGTCGTCGAGCTTGGGTACCCACCGTGAAATCTAACGCCTGCCACGGTATCGCTTGCCATCGCATTTACGACGACTGCGTAATTGGTATCGGCCATAGCTGTCGTCAGGGTCACTGTGTAGTTACCGGCAGCGTTACGCGTCACGCTTGCCACATTCTGGCTTCCACGAATTGTCGCGCCAGACGCCGAACCCTCAAAGTTTACCCACGCACGCGCGCCATAGTATGGTGCAGAACCAGACGTCTGCGTGATCGACTTATCATCGACATACGCTTTTATCGACTGCTGCGTTGCAAGAGCCGACGCGTCGTCAGACGCCATGTCGTCTTCGTCTTTTATTGACGTTACGCTTGTCGTTGCGTCTGTCAGCGTGCCAAACGAGATCGTGCCAGTTGTCGTGATGTTAGACGATCCGTTGTCAATTGCGCCGAAGCCGGACGTGATGCTGCCGCTGTCTAGAGCGCCCACCGTCGTAATGTCGCCTGTGAAGTACGTGGCCAAGTCTGTCATGGCAACTTGCACCATCGTGCCTGCGTCGTTTACGATTACGCGGTCGCCGTCTGCAATCGTTGTCGACGTGGCTGTCGTGTCTCCGTCAAGCAAACTCAGCTCAGCAGCCGTCACATTAACGCCGCTCAAGATGTTTAGCTCAGCAGCTGTGGATGCAATGGCAGTGCCGCCAACGCTCCACGACCCCTCCGTTAGATTTGGCGCGATAGCCGTCGTTCCATCAAGAAGGTTGTCAATAGTATCAAGGTTTGCGTTTAGCTTTGTACCCCAAGTGTCGGCAGACGCGCCGACTTCTGGCTTCGTTAAGCTGTAAGTTGTTGTCGTTGTGTCTGCCATGCGAGGGCTCCTTTAACTTTGCCCCATTATATAGAGGTTATCGTATTTAGTCTATTCGTCACTGCGTCGTCCACGTCTCGCTCGTGTCGTCGACCTCCGTCCACAGCTCGCTGACGTCTGCGGCCTCTGTCCACGTCTCCGCGACAGGCTCAAAGCGCGTCCACTTGCGAGTTAGAGCGCCAAGCGCAGTTGCCGTCGCGGCGCTTATTACGAGGCTGCTGTATGTCATGCTTCCGCTCGTAATCGCTGACGACTGGCCAAGGCTAACGACGCTGCTGTTCGTCTTCTTGCTAGAGCCGATGAGCGTCGTCGTGTCTGCCTCCGACAGCATGCCGACCTGACGCTTGCGCGTAACGCCGATGAGCGTCGTCGCGTCCGCCTCTGAGAGTATTCCGCTGTCGCTCGTGACGTTAGCGCCGATGCGGACGTCTGAGTTTTGCCCGTAGTCCGCGTATCCGTTTACCCAGTAGTCATCTATGACGTACAGAGACTGAGAGACTGCGCCAGATGTGCGCACGCGCACGGCGCCCATGAGCGTAGTGCTTGCGCCATCCGCGCGTATTGAGCCTTGCCGCACGCGCGTAACGCCTGTCACAGTTGCCGTCACTGGCTCCTGCACAAGTGCGCCTGCGACAACACGATTGCCGCCAAAGAGTGATGATGAGGTGCCGTCTGCCTGAACGCCTGCAAGCTGCACGCGCGCTGGTGCGGCAAGCGTTGTGCTGGTGCCGTCAGACTGCGCTGCGGCAAACTTGGCGTCGCCAACCGCATACCCTTCCAACCAGTATGCCTCGCCGCCCGATGCGCTGGGTTCTGGCTGTACATAGTATGCGGTCATGCGCTTTAGCCTTCGTCTGGTAGCTCTTTCTTGAGCATGTCGATAAACGCATTACGTCCAACTCTAAGCTGATCTAAGTTGAACTCTGCGCTGCCGATCTTCTGATCCAAGCTGTTGATGTGGTTTATGCACATCTTCGCCTGATCCGTTAGTTGATCTTCTGTATACTCTACGTCGTCAATCGTAATGGTCTTTTTATCTTCAACCACGTTGATCTCCTTTATGTTATTCAGCCGCCCACGGTACTCCCGCTGCGCTGGTTGGGTTTTGCTCTGCGGCAATCTTATCCGCAATAGCT